ACCGCTCGAGTCGGAAAAGCCACCGCCCCCAAGGTGATCGGCTATCGCAAGCCCAGCATGTCGGAGCGCATGACCGCCGCGCTGGCGCTCACGCACAAAGTTCTCCCCGACCTGAAATCTATCGAAGCTCGGGTGCCCGAGCCCACAGGCCGAGCATACGACCTAACGGCTCTTTCGGAGGATGAACTCCGTGCCCTCGAGCGCATTGCGAACAAGTCAGCCGTTTCTTGACGGTCATCTCCCCCCACCGCTGGAGATAGAGGCCGAGCTCTGCCGACGAAACTTCCGCGAGTTCATAAAACGCTCGTGGAAGATCGTAGAGCCCGGACGGCAGTTCGTCCCCGGGTGGCACATCGACGCCATCGCAGACCACCTCCAGGCCTGCGTACGAGGCCAGATACGCCGACTCATCATCAACATCCCTCCTCGCCACATGAAGTCCATCTCGGCGGCAGTCGACTTGGCTCCTTGGGCGTGGATCGAGGCTCCTCACACCCAGTTCGCCTACTTCTCGTACGCTCACAACCTCAGCTTGCGTGACTCCGTGAAGTCACGGCGCCTGATCCAGTCGCACTGGTATCAAGATCGGTTCGGTGGGCGGTACTCCCTCACGGGCGACCAGAACGCCAAGCATCGGTACGAGAACGACCACAATGGGTATCGCCTCACCTCGTCCATCGACGGCATCGGCACAGGTGATGGTGGTGACATCATCGTCTGCTTTCCGGCAGGTACGCTAATCGCTACTGAACACGGCTCGATGGACATTGCCGCTATTGTTCACGAGCGCCGCGACATACGTGTATGGTCGATGTCCCGGGATGGCAAGCTAGAATTAAAGCCGCTGTTGCAGTATCACACAAGCAAGGGGGGTGATATACTTGAGATAGAACTTAATAGTGGCGAGGTCATTCGATGCACTCCCAACCACCCCATCTGGATCGACGGTCGCGGGTGGGTACGCGCCGATGAATGTCAAACTGGAGAAAGTCCCACGAGACTGTGCGACCTGCGGCAAGATCGTGTACAAGCTTCAGAGTCGGCTTCGAGCTCGCATCTTCTGCTCCCAAACATGTTTTCAGACAAGCGAGAAGCAACGCTGCTCACGTTCCTTCAAGAAATGCGTGGTCTGCGAGAAAGAGTTCACGCACAAACCGAGTCTGCTTCGTCGCTACTCGACGTGTTCTCCAGAATGCTCAAAAGTCAACTGGGGCACCTGGAGAAAGAAGCCAAAGGTAACGGTATCCTGTCGCATCTGTGGCAAGGAGGAGCAACGCAGCCCTTCTCACTCGAAGACCTATCGTACTTGTTCACCGGCCTGCGCCCGAGCTTGGAATTCACGTCGTCTGATGGGGGACCGCAATGGGCGATGGACCGATGGTCGAGCACGATGGAAAGAAGCGATCCGCGAGCGAGATGGAATGGCTTGCGTGGCCTGCAGAACCTCGCGCTCGATGAACGATCGCCCGCTAGACGTTCATCACATTCGACCAGGCAAGAACCCCCGGTACTTAGTAACTCTTTGCCATCAATGTCACAAGAAACTTCACGGCGTGTCTGGATTAAAGATATCCGATGCGGTGGCCGAGTACATGAGGTCTATAACCTCGAAGTAGCTGACAATCACACCTACTTCGCTAATGGCGTCTTGGTTCACAACTGTGATGACCCCCATAACGTTCGCGAGGCTGAAAGCGACAAGGTTCGACAAGGGGTGTGCGACTGGTGGGACGACACCATGCAGACTCGACTCAACGACCCGAAGACTGGTGTGTTCATCGTCATCATGCAGCGTGTTCACGCGCTCGACCTGTCCGGGCACATCCTGAAGGAGAAGGGGTACGACCATCTCTGCCTGCCGGCCGAGTACGAACGCAACCATCCATTCCCGGTACGCTCGAGCATCGGCTTCAAGGACCCGCGGAAGAAGGAAGGAGAGCCCCTGTGGGCGGCTCGGTTCGGTGCTGATGAGCTGCTAGACCTCAAGATGACGGCGTACGCTAGAGCTGGCCAGCTCCAGCAGCGCCCGTCGCCTCGAGGCGGCGCCATCCTGCTCGCCAAGTGGTGGCGCAAGTGGGACCTGCAGAAGTTCAAGATGCCTCGGTTCACCGGGATCTACCAATCTTACGACTGCGCCATGACCGAAGAAGATCGCGAGAACGCCTCATACTCCGCTCGCACGACCTGGGGCACCTTCAACATCGATGGTCAGCCGCAAGTGATGCTGCTCGATCGCTGGCGCGACCGTGTTCCCTACTACGAGCTCCGCAAGGAGGCGAAGCGCAGCTATAAGCAGTTCAAGCCAGATGCTATCGTCGTCGAGAACAAGGTGGCCGGCATCTCACTCGTGCAAGATCTCCGCATGGCTGGCCTTCCTGTGGTCAAGTACACGCCGGATCGAGACAAAGACGCTCGCGCGCACTCCGCCAGCATCCTGCTTGAGACCGGCAAGGTCTGGTACATCGACGCTCCATGGTCGAAAGATGTTATCGACTGGTGCGCGGCGTTTCCCGCTGGCGATGGCGAGGATATTGTAGACACGGTCACGCAGATCTGGCTTCGACTGCGCAACCAGTGGTTCATCGTCCCCGGCGACGTTGAGAGTCAGATTGAAGAGGACGAGGAGGACAAGCCGACACCGAAGCCGCGAAAGGCCGTCTATGGATAGTCCTCTTCTTCCTCTCCATCGTAATCGGCCTTTGACCTCGGCAGATCAGCGTCGCATCGATCGGAGTAGCTTCTTGTTGTCGCATGTACTCAATCATCTGCGCACGCACGTCAACTCCCCTAGGTCGGTGAACGAACTCATCGAGGCGGTGTACCCGGACCCGAACGACGAGCCAGCGATGGCGGATGATTGCATTCGACTGAGCATCATGCGATTGAGACTCCGAGGATTTGACATTAGAACGGTGTGGGGACGAGGCTACATGTTGTTCGCTCTACCCCAGGAGAAAGATCATGCATATCTATGAAAAAGACATCGCTCGTGTCTGTCACGAAGCGAACCGTGCCTACTGTGCCGCGATCGGAGACAACTCTCAGGTGCCCTGGGACGAGGCTCCGGAGTGGCAGCGCACCTCGGCTATCGCTGGTGTCATGGCGATCAAGGCCGATCCGAACCGCAACTCGGAGCAGTCGCACGAGAGCTGGCTCGAGCACAAGAAGAACGACGGTTGGACGTACGGACCGGTGAAGGACCCAGTCAAGAAGGAACATCCGTGCTTCGTGCCGTATAATGAACTGCCGATCGAGCAGCGCATGAAGGACCATCTCTTCAACGCCATCGCCAAGACGCTGCTCGCAACGATGGAGTAGTCGCATGGCCATTGGGCTCAACCCGAAGGTAAACCCCTACCCGGGAAACCCGTACCTGTATGGCTACGGGCCCGAGCACCGATGGTTCTCGTACGGAGACATCGCTCCCCCTGCTGTCCCCGGTGGACTGCCAGTCGACCCGCAGAACCCCCCGCAGGATCGGCAGACGCCGTCCTCGAGCCTGTTTGAGGGGGACGGGGCCAGGGATAACGGGGAAGGGGTGTTCCAGACGCCAGGGAGCGAACTAGAGTGGGAGCCGATGACCGGACCGAAGATGTCCGACGTCATGGCAGCCCTGGCTGCGGCCGGTCAGCCGAACGTCGTCGCGGGTCCGGAGATGCGTGTCGACTCGCCTCAGAGCTTCTCCGGTCTGGAGTCTTTCGCAGGGTATGGAGCTCCCGGTGAGTTCGCGGACGACGTCGGCATGATGGCAGACCGCGCAGCCGAGGAGATGGTGCTGGGCGATCGAGCGATGACTCGAGCCCATGAGTTCGAAGAACCGGCAGCTCCTGTGGGAGCTCTATCGGCTCCGGCCGTTGAGGCCCCGGCTGCTCCTGGTGTCAGTGTCGGACAGACTCCTGGTGGCTTCGAGGTCTCTGGCCAACTCGGTAACACCGGACTTCGTGGAGGAGCGAGTACCGATCTACGAGGATGGGGTGAGAACTTCGGAGGTCAGGGGCAGGGAGCTCTTGCTGGCTTGGCCGAGTCCATCATCGGGGAGTTCGCTACCCCCTCTACCAACCCAGCTGAGAAAGCCAACTCTCCGGCAGGTCAAGCTGCCTTGTCTTTTACCGAAGGCCTGCTCTCTCGATCACCGGATCAGTTCGGTAAGTTCGGAGAGGACAAGGCTACGAACGCCTTCACCACGAAAGGCAGTATCGCCGGCACACACGACTACATGTCTAGTCTTGTCGATCCCGGCAAGGTAGCCGCGGCCGCTGCTGCTCAGGGTCTTCCCGCCGAGTACGGCTACGCACCACCCGCTCCGGCGTACGGTGAAGAGCTAGCCATGCCGGGCTATACACCCGGTGAACTACCGTCCGACCTTCCGACGGTGGACCAGGAGCTGATCGACAACACGCCATCGTTCGACGAGCAGGGCAACCTGATCGACAAGGCGTCGAAGGTCAGTGGTCTTGAAAATCTGATCGACTTCACCCACCTGGCGGAGATCGTAGACCCGAGCGTCGGGGCGCTTGGCCTGGCCGGTCTCGATGAGGCTGCACTGGCGGCTGCTCAATTTGGAAACGATGATCTATACGGTGACTACAGCGATGGGCTGTATGGCGGCACGGGCAGCTGGGGCGGCGAGCATGAGACTCAGCAGGGATACGGGGGCTATGACGCTGGTGGTCGCAGCGGGGGGGTGAGTGACGCCCAGATCGCCGGTCTGATCGAGTCCTACAACGACCAGGCCCCCGCGGTAGGTCAACCTTCGCCGATCGAGGGCTTCACCACTGCCATCGAGGCGATGCAGGCGGCGAATGAAGGAAAGCTAGGCGGCTATGACCCCGCTGGTCGTGGTGAGCCGGGACCCGAGTACACCGGGTCGTCTGGCGCCGTTGGTGGGTCTCGTGGCTCCGACAAGCAGGGGGCTACCGGACAAGACAAGGGAGACACCGGCGGGGGGACTACAGATGGCGGTGGCTGCTATATCACCACCGCAGCCGTCGATCACATGAAGCTCAAGGACGACGGGGCGCACCTCCAGGTTCTTCGCTGGTATCGAGACAACGTGCTGGCGAAGGCACCCGATGGGCGCAAGCAGATCTCCGAGTACAAGAAGATCGCCCCGAAGATCGTGTCCTCGCTGAACAAGCGAAAGGACGCTCCCGAGATCTACAAGGCGTTGTTCACCTCGTACATCGACCCGGCCGCGCAGGCAGTGGTCAAGGGTGACTACGCCGACGCCGACAACCTCTACTCTTCGATGGTCAAGCAAGTCGCAGACCTTTCCGACTAGCATAAGGACGCATTCATGACTACGTCAATGTACCCGAGCGCTCCCGAAGAACCAGCGGTCGCAGTCGAAGAACTCGAAGACGGAACGGTGGCAGTCGGAGAGCCCGAAGGGACTGACGCGGAGTACGTCAACCAGAACGATGAGTTCTACCGCAACCTGGTAGACGAACTCGATGCCGGCTTCCTTACGGAGCTGGGCACGCAGGTCAAGGAAGACTACGACAACGACGAGACCTCCCGAGCCGAGTGGAAGAAACTCTACGAAGAGGGCTTTTCGGCGACCGACAGCGAGGACGAGACCGATGCGAGTTCCGATGAGGACAGCGGGTCTGGGCTCTCGACGGTCAAGCATCCTCTGGTGCATCGTGCGATCACCGAGTTCAACGCGCACGCGCTAGCCGAGCTGTTCCCCCCTGGTGGCCCGGCCATGTCGACCATCAAGGGCAAGGTCGATGAGCAGAAGGAAGCACAGGCCGAGCGGGTCCAGAACTTCCTCAACTACCAGATCACCGAGGAGATGGAAGACTACGAGGAGGACCTCGATCAGCTGCTCTACCACTTGCCTCGGTGCGGACACGTCTTCCGCAAAGGCTGGTTCGACCCGGACCTCGGCCGACCGTCGTTCAACTACATTCTGCCCGAAGATCTCGTCGTCGACTACACGGCGACCACGTTGTACTCGGCGCAGCGCTTCACGCACATCCTGCGGGTGAACCGCAATCGCATGGAGGGGATGGTCGAAGCTGGGTTCTACAAGGACCCGGAGGAAGAACCGTCTGAGCAGGACAACACGCTCAGCGAGGCCGAACGAGCCGAAGGCAAGACAGTCTCCGACAACCCGGAGGACACTCGCCTGGTTCTACTCGAGCAGCGCGTATGGCTCAAGCTCAAGCCGACGGAAGCGAAGACGGGAGCGGTCGACCCGCTCGATGAAGAACGTAGCCCCTACATCGTCACGATCGAGCAGAGCTCGGAGAAGGTCATCGCTGTTCGCCGTGACTGGAAGAAGGGAGACGCCAAGCGTCGGCGTCGTCGCGAGATCAGCTCATGGAAGTTCCTGCCTGGCCTCGGCTTCTACGGCCTTGGGCTGTACCACGTCATCGGTGGCCTGGGTCATGCGGCGACGGATATCATGCGCGCCATCCTCGACTCGGCGGCGTTCAGCAACTTGAAGAGCGGCTTCCAGCTGGCATCGGCTAACGAGTCTGGCGAGTTCGACCTGAAGCCGGGCTTCTTCCCGGTCATCAAGTCCCAGGTGGACGACATCAACAAGGCGATCAAGGTTCTCGACTTCCCTGACAACACGGCCTCGCTGTTCTCGCTGCTTGGGCTTGTCACCGAGGAGGGCCAGAAGTTCGCCTCGACTGCCGGTGTCGCTGTCGGCGAGGGAAACAACAACGCTCCTGTGGGAACTACTCTGGCGTTGATCGAGAACGGCAGTCGTGTCTTCTCCGCCATTCATCTGCGCTGTCATCGAGCCCACAAACAGGACTTGCGCACCCTCGGCGAGATCAACGCAGAGCATCTTGGGGACAACTACCCGTACAAGATCAAAGACGACGAGGGTGTCATCGCCGGCCGGGACTTCGACGATCGCGTTGACATCGTGCCCGTGTCGGACCCTCGCATCTTCTCGTCCACGCAGCGCATCGCTCTGGCGCAGTCTGCTCTCCAGCTCGCCACGCAGTTTCCGCAGAAGCACGACATCGACAAGGTGCTCGAGCGTTTCTACCGCTCGCTCCGCATGCCCGACTACGAGGAGCTGCTGATCAAGCCGATCGAAGCGGTGCCTCTCGACCCGGTCTCCGAGAACATCGCCATCATCAACAACAAGCCGGTTCGCGCCTACCTGTACCAGAACCATCTGGCGCACATTCAGGTTCTCGACCAGGGCTTCATGGCGTTGCCCCCGCAGGCGCAGCAGATCTACATGCCCCAGTACATTGCCCACAGGGCTGAGCACATGGCGTATCACTACTTCGCCCAGGTGCAGTCCATGGCCGGTGCTCCGCTGCCTCCGATACCCGACCAGCTGACGGACCCGAAGACCCAATTCGCCCCTGTGGACCCGCGCACGGACGCCATGGTGTCGCAGGCCGCAGCGGTACTGGTCTCGCGTCAGCCACCGAACATGGGTCCGCCTCCGCCGACTCCGGGTCAACAGCCTGGTGGCCAGATGGACCCGACGCAGGCGATCATGATGGCGGCGAAGGCCGAGGCCGAAGCGACTATGGCCAAGACCAAGGCGGAGATCGCCGCCAAGCAGCAGCAGCATCAGGCAGACCTGGTGATGCAGAAGGCCGAGTTCATGCAGGAGCTTGAGCTTGAGCGCGAGCGGATGAAGATGGAGCTCTGGAAGATCCAGATGAAAACCGACGCGGAGATCGCCGCCAAGGCCGTCAAGGTCAAGACTGATCGCGAGGCCAAGCTGGCCGATGCGGAGGCCGATGCGCAGCGCAAGGGCGCTGAGCAGCAGCACGACCAGCAGCTGACGCTGTTTGAGCGTGCGCAGGAGCGCCAGCAGAGCGCTGTTGACCACGCGGTGGGTGTCCGGAGGGCCGAGGAGAATCATCAGCGCTCTACGGCTCGCCAGGACGAGCAGGAGCGCACCCGCTTCGATCGCGAAGACGAACTTGAGAGAGAACGCGCGGCCCGCGAGGATGAACTGGCTCGAGCGAAGAAGGACAAGCCCAGTGAAACAAAGCGTTAGGCGCGTAGCCCAAGCGGAGGTCAAATCGGCCAAGCAGTGGCTGAAGGCCCGCAAGATCATGCCGAACGAGATCTCTCCTGTGCTATTCGCCAAAGGCGCCAAAGAGCTGGGCGTCAGCTTCAGCGAGCTTCTCCGCACACTAGCCAAGGAACAAACAGGAGGTCAAGTATGACGATGGGTCGCAGCGACTTTCCGAAGGCCATCAAGAAGCCACCGACGAAGAAGAAGCCCGGGGGGAAGAAGAAATGAAAGACTTCGGTCACGATGTCGGCAATCTGATCGAGAAGCCGACTCGCGTTGACAGCGCGTCCGACCAGCGCGTTGTCAATAATGTGATGCGCCACGAGTATCGTGTCCTGACCCAGGCGGAGAAGGATGCGATGAAGGCCATCAAGGACAAGGGGCTCGAGCTCTACGAGTTGATCGAGTCTCTGGGCAGCTCCCGTGAACTCTCCGTGGCGAAGACCAAGTCCGAGGAGAGCGTCATGTGGGCAATTAAGTTTCTAACTCGATGAACTTTCCGACCGGCATAGAGTGGATCGACTCTCGGGTGAAGGTTCATCCAACTACGGGTTGTTGGCTTTGGACTCGAGTTCCAAGTTTTCGAGGAAGGGCTAAGTTTCGCCTTGGTGGGCGCAAGGGGAAAACAATCACCGTATCCGTATGGCTTTGGATTCACCTAAATGGATCAGTCCCCTCCGGCAAGGAACTTGATCATCTTTGTCGAGTACGTCATTGCATCAATCCTGGTCATCTTGAGGCAGTAACCCGTAAAGAGAACCTGCGTCGAGGGGCAGGGAAAACTGGCGATAGTTTTCGCCGTAAGAATATCTGCAGTAAGGGACATCTATTTGATGCAGACAACCTACACTTGAGACCGACCGGTACTCGACGTTGTCGTAAATGCAATACGGAGGGGCGTATGCGTCGGTACTATGCAAGACAAAATTCACGCCTCGTATGCAAAGGAGTAACAGCATGAGCAAAGGTTTCCAGAAGACGATGAAGAGTTTCAGCTCCGGCAAGCTGAAGACCCCCCGCGGTCGGGTCGTCACCGACCGTAGCGAGGCCCACAAGATGGCCTGCGAAGCGAAGAAGCAGGAAAAGAAGAAGTAACCATGGACCCGTCCGGCGCCTATGCTAAGATGTTGGCTCGGCTCAAGGAGCTGAGTGTCGAAGACGTCTTGCGTACTGGCAAAGGCGCCGAGCGGATCGCCCCGGAGCCAGGCCTCATGCCGGAGAACGCCGAGCAGCGGCTCCTGCCGGAGGCTGAGAAGGATCTGCTCGATGAGTTCGTACGACGAGGAGGCCCAGACCCGAAGAACTACCCCCCGCTCCA